GCACAGCAGAAACAACTAGATGCAACCACAGCTAAAAATAAAACACTAACAGACTTTGATAATGCAATAGAGAAAGTACGTAGTAAAATTATGGTTGCGTTACTTGATTCTGGAGTATTTACTAAAGTACAATCAGCAATGTCAAAACTAACAACGTGGTTTCAGAGTGACAAGATACAAACATCAATTCAAGGATTTACAGATCGATTAGGAATACTAATTGACAACCTTGGAAATATGTTTCAAAATTTCAAAGATGATTGGGGCAAACTTAGCATTGGAGAACTAGTAACAAAATATTTAATTGATCCAATTAGATTCTTGTTTGGAGGTAAGCCTAAGACTAAAGCATCACCAGGCTCGCCAGGCGCCGAAGCAGGTGACGATGCAGGTGGCTCAGGTGGAACACTTATGGGATCAATGTTTGAATCATTAGGCCCAATAATTACAAAATTTGAAGAGTGGGGCAAAGCATTAATGTGGGGCGGCATTGGTGCCGCGGCTGTATTACTTGGCGTTGCGGCGGCTATTGGCGCACTAGCAGGTCCAATTAACCTAGCAGTACCAGGTGTACTTGCAATTGGTCTAGCGTTTGCTGGAATTGGAGTAGCTGGATACGGAATTGCCGCATTGATAGATTCAATTACTAGCGGAGTAGGCACACTTGCAGACGGCGTTAAAAAGTTTGAAGGCATGGATGCTAAGAAGTTACTTGATGTTGGTAAATCATTAGGGCCATTAACTGATAATATGATGGGACTTGCCAAAGGCGGACTTGTTGCATCGTTTATTAGTGACGGAGCATTAGAAGGATTATCAGATGGTGTTAAATCGTTTGAAGGAATTAATCCAAAAACTATGAGCGACCTAGGCCCAGCATTACAATCTTTACAAAAAGGTGTTAGTGCATTTACAGGTAACGGATTTTTAGACAGCGCCGGTAAATTCTTTAGTAGCTTTTTTGGTAATGATGGCAATTTAGATGTTATGGCTAAAAAACTTGAGGCTTTTGCTGATGTTGATGCCGCTGGACTTAAAAATATTGGAGATGGATTACAAGGTATTGCGGCATATGTTGAAGCTATGGACGATGCCAATTTAAAACAAGTTACCAAAAATATTAAAGAATTAATTAAACAAATAGCCGAATATAACGAAGAATACAAAAACATGGACGCAGAAACCAAAGCATCATTTACCAAAGTATTAAATGTATCAAATGAAAGCCAAGATAAAAGTGCTTCTATGCTAGTTTCGTTAAATAGTACTAACGCACTTATGTTAGAAGAACTTAAAAAACAAACTAGAGGTGGAAAACAGATGAATGATGCATTAGGAGGAGCGGCATAATATGAGCTGGAAACGCTATTTCACACCAGTACCAACGGGGTCTAATCGAGACGGCAGTTATAGTCCATTAGGCGGAAGTTCTAATCAAGGTATGGGTCCTGCTCAAGCAAATTATTCAAGTTACTTGCCAGATGTATATGTAGGTTCTCCAAATCGTGTTGAAAGATACGGGCAATATAACACTATGGACAACGATAGTGAAGTAAATGCCGCATTAGATATCTTAGCAGAATTTACAACACAAAAAAATACTTCAAATAGAAGTCCATTTATTATGGATTTCAAATCAGACGCAACTAACACAGAAGTACAAACACTTAAACTATACTTACAACAGTGGTGTAAAGTACAAAACTTTGAAACAAAAATGTTCCGTATTTTGCGTAATACTTTTAAGTATGGCGATGCATTTTTTATTAGAGATCCAGAAACTAAAAAATGGCACTACATTGATCCTGCAAACGTTACAAAGATTATTGTTAACGAATCAGAAGGTAAAAAACCTGAGCAGTATGTTATTAAAAATGTAAACTTAAACTTTGTTTCCAATGTAGCAACTACACCATTACAAACAAATGGTAATGTTACAGGTGGTGGTGACGGTTATATGACTGGCGGTTCACGTGGAATGACAGGTGCACCTAACCAAGCATTACAAGGTGGGCGTTTTGCAAAAGGCGAATCAGAGTTTGCAGTTGATGCAGAACATATTGTACACCTAAGTTTATCAGAAGGATTAGATAACAACTTTCCATTTGGTAACAGTTTATTAGAAAGTATATTTAAAGTATACAAACAAAAAGAATTATTAGAAGATGCTATTATTATTTACAGAGTGCAAAGAGCACCAGAACGTAGAGTATTCTACGTTGACGTAGGTAATATGCCATCACACTTGGCAATGCAATTTGTTGAACGTGTAAAAACAGACATACACCAAAGACGTATTCCAAGTAGCACAGGTGGAGGAAATAATGTTATTGACTCTAGCTATAACCCATTAAGTATCAACGAAGATTACTTCTTTCCGCAAACAGCAGAAGGACGTGGATCTAAAGTTGAAACATTACCAGGTGGAACTAACCTAGGAGAGATTGATGATCTTAGATATTTTACTAATAAGTTGGTACGCGGTTTGCGTATTCCTAGTTCTTATCTTCCTACAGGGCCTGACGATGGCTCTAGTGCATTCCAAGATGGGCGAGTGGGTACTGCATACATTCAAGAGTTACGCTTCAACACCTATTGCGAAAGACTACAAGGACTTTTAACAGAACAATTTAACCAAGACTTTAAACGCTACCTATTAGAAAAAGGTATTAACATTGACACAGCAATGTTTGATCTAAGAATGCAACCACCACAAAACTTTGCAAGTTACAGACAGTCAGAACTTGACAATGCAAGAGTTGGAACGTTTACACAGATGGCGGCTATACCTTATGTTTCAAATAGATTTGCACTTAAACGTTTCTTAGGACTAAGTGCAGAAGAAGTTGCAGATAACGAAAAGTTATGGCGTCAAGAAAATGATGAAAATATTACACCAGTACCAACAGACGCCGCAGGCGAAATGCGTGGCGCTGGAGTTAGTGCCGCAGGTATGGAAGCAGACCTAGGCGGAATGGAAGATGAAACGGTTGATCCAGATGCACCGGCACCAGAAGATGGCGGCGATGGAACACCACCAGAAACCGTAACAGGCGGAGAAGCTCCTGTTCCAGGCGGAGAGGTATAAATACTAGCATGATACTACGTGAATTATTTTATTTTGACAAAGAAACATTAGAGCCAGTTGAGAATAACTCTTATGATCCCAAATCAGACGATTCAATTATGAAAAAAGACGATACACGTAAAACACGTTTAACCCTACGTCAGATAAACAAAATGAGATTAGCATCTGATTTACACAAAGAGGAGCAGGACAAGGAATTACATTTCGTAAGACAAATGTACGGACTTGCCGCTAACGCAGAACAGGCTGTTTAGTCATGTCAATAGCATTTGTTATTGGAAATGGTACCTCAAGAAAACCTATACAACTAGAACCACTTAAAGCACACGGAACTCTATATGCATGTAATGCAGTTTATAGAACAGGATTAAATCCTGATTATCTTGTTGCTGTAGATACTAAGATGGTTACAGAAATTAACAATTCAAAATATCAATTAGAACACGAAGTGTGGACTAACCCAAACAAATTATTTGAAAAATTTCATAAGTTTAATTACTTTGACGATCCTAAAGGGTGGTCAAGTGGGCCTACAGCATTATGGTTAGCAACTTATGGTAAAGCACACGATCACAACGAAATATACATACTAGGCTTTGACTATGAAGGACTAGAAGGCAAAATTAATAATTTGTTTGCAGATACACAAAATTATAAAAGAAGTACAGATAGTGCTACATACCACGGAAATTGGAGTCGACAGACTGGTATCATAATTCAAAAAAATATACAAAAAAGATATATAAGAGTAGTAGAGAACAAAGATGATTATTGCCCTGATAATTTAAGACCATTGGGCAACTTATCACACATCACAGTAAGTGAATTCATTGAAAAATTCGTGAATTTACAATCTTAATGTAAAATCGGCTCGTTTTGCCCGGTTTAACCACCCTTTTAATGAAAAACCATAAATACAATTGACAGCTTATCGTATCTAAACAACAGGAGGAGAGAAAAATGGCTAATCAAAACAAATTTGAAGCAATGCTTGAAAAGCTAATTGCTGAAGACAAAGCGGGAGCAGAAGAACTGTTTCACGAAATTGTGGTTGAAAAATCACGTGATATTTACGAAAATCTTTTAAAAGATGATGTAGAAGAAGTTGAAGTAGAAGAAGCAACTGACGAAGAAGTTGATGAATCTTCAGATGATGAAGAGACTAATGAAGCAACTGACGAAGAAGTTGATGAATCTTCAGACGACGAAGAAACTAACGAAGCAACTGACGAAGAAGTTGATGAATCTTCAGATGAAGAAGTTGACGAAAACTTTGTAGACGAAATTACACCAGAAGCAGAAGATGACATGGGTGGCGATGCCGCTGATGACATGATGGCAGATATTGCCGCAGACAGCGAAGAAGGTGATGAATCAGATAGCGACGAAGAAGAAATTGAAGACAGAGTTACTGATTTAGAAGACACATTCGATGACCTAAAAGCTGAATTTGATGCTATGATGGCTGATAAAGACGGTGACGAAGATGAAGGCGATGCAGAACCAGAAATGGATATGGACGCTGGAGACGACGAAGGTGATGACGAAGAGGCAGAAGAAGCATTTGCTCCTGAAGCCGATCTTGAAGTAGCACCAGCATTTGAAGGCAAAAAAGATGCCAACACTGAAATGCGTGAGTATGTTGAAAAAGTAACAGCTAATATGGGCGACAATGGTGCAAACACCAAATCTCCAGTAGCTGGCGCTAACGACATGGGTGGAACTGCTAGTAACATTGCACAAGGTGGTGATGAAAAAGGCGGGAAAGCTGACTCGGCTAAAGAAGATAACGCAGGGAACGTTAACGTACCAGGCGGAAAAGCTTCAAAGTCAATGAGTGCTAACTCAAAAGGCCACGGCGCTGAGAAAAAAGGCGCAGGCGAAACAGGAACTGATAGTAAAAGTACTATTGGATCTTAATAGTTAAGGAACTTATAGGTGTTTAATTTAACTGAGACATTGACATTCGACCAAGCAGGTATGGTCGTCGAGACTACTGAAAACAAGAATGGAGGCAAAGATCTTTATCTTAAAGGTATTTGTATCCAGGGCGGTGTAAAAAATGCTAACCAGCGAGTTTACCCTGTTACTGAGATAGGTAGAGCTGTCAAAACTCTCAACGATCAAATCACAGGAGGATATAGTGTTCTTGGAGAAGTTGATCACCCAGAAGGACTTAACATAAACTTAGACCGTGTAAGCCATATGATCACAGATATGTGGATGGATGGACCAAACGGTTATGGCAAAATGAAAGTTTTACCAACACCGATGGGCACCTTAGTTAAAACAATGCTGGAAAGCGGAGTTAAACTAGGTGTTTCATCAAGAGGTAGCGGAAACGTAAGTGAAGACGGTTCCGGTGAAGTAAGTGACTACGAAATCATCACAGTTGATGTTGTAGCACAACCAAGTGCTCCGGGTGCATACCCAACCCCAATATATGAGCATTTACTAAACGCCCGTGGGGGGTATCAGGCACTTAATGTAGCACGAGAAGTCCAAGGCGACGCGAAGGCACAAAAATATTTAAAAGAATCTTTGGTGAATATCATCAAGGGTCTAAGGTAATAAGGAGACCATAATGTTGGAAGCACTGAAATCACTTTTTGAAAACAATGTACTTTCTGAAGAGATTAAAGCTGACATCCAAGAGGCATGGGACAAGCAAGTTAACGAAAATAAACTTGCTGTAACCGCTGAACTTCGCGAAGAGTTTGCTTCAAAGTATGAGCATGATAAGGCTCAGATGATTGAAGCTGTTGACTCACTAGTTAACGACAAACTAAGCGAAGAAATTTCTGAATTTGCTGAAGATAGAAAAGCATTAGCAGAAGCAAGAGCAAAATACGCTGTTGCGATGCGTGAAAACGCAGGTATGCTAAAAGGTTTTGTATTTGATCAGCTAAAGAAGGAAGTTGGAGAACTACATGAAGATCAAAAAGTTGTATCAGAGAAATTTGGAAAACTTGAAGAATTTGTAGTAGAAGCTTTAGCAAAAGAAATTGCAGAGTTCCATCAAGATAAACGTGATTTAGCTGAAACGAAAGTACGTTTAGTACGTGAAGCTAAAGAACACTTAGCAAAAGTTAAAACTACTTTTGTTAAAAGAAGTGCAGAGTTAGTAACTGAAACAGTAAGTAAAGGCCTTAAAAAGGAAATTACAGCACTGAAAGAAGATATTGATTCAGCACGTAAAAACGATTTTGGTCGTAAGATTTTCGAAACGTTTGCAAATGAGTATACTAATAGTTACTTAAATGAAAAATCAGAAACATCTAAGCTAATGAAAGTTGTTGCGTTGAAAGACAAAACAGTTGAAGAAGCAAAAAGTGTAGCTGAACAAGCGAAGAAAGTCATTGCTACAAGAGATGCAGAGATTGCAAAACTTGTAGAAGCGACTAAGAGAAAAGAAGTAATGCACGAATTAACTGGTCCTTTGAGCAAGGATCAACGTGAGATTATGAATGACTTACTGGAAAGTGTACAGACAGACAAATTGAAAAGTTCGTTTGACAAGTATATTACTGCCGTTATTGACGGGAAGACTCCGGAAAAGAAAAAGGCTAAATTGACTGAGTCAGAGGCAAAAGAAATCACAGGCAACAAAGAAACTAACGTTAGTAGTGTAAGCGTCGAATCAACAAATAATATTGTTGACATTAGACGACTTGCAGGATTGAAATAAGGAGAAAATAATGTCAGAACTACTAGAAAGTCGCTGGCAGGATACCAAGGTTGCACTTTTAGAAGGCCTTCAAGGCAATAAGAAAGCAATCATGGCAAGCACTCTTGAAAACACACGCAAGTGGTTGAATGAGACTGCTACAGCCGGAAGCACAAGCGCCGGTAATGTTGCAACTCTAAATAGAGTTATCCTACCAGTAATCAGACGTGTCATGCCAACTGTTATCGCCAACGAATTGGTCGGTGTACAGCCTATGACAGGTCCAGTGGGTCAAATCCACACATTAAGAGTACGTTACTCAGATACATCTGATGGTAACGAAGTTGGTGAAGAAGCACTATCACCATTTAAGATCGCGGCGGCTTACTCAGGTAACGCTACTGATGCATCACCAAAAGGATCTGCAACAGCGGCTCTTGAAGGTGCGGCAGGCAAGAGATTGTCAATTCAGATCTTAAAGCAAACAGTCGAAGCAAAAACCAGAAAGCTATCAGCTAGATGGACTTTTGAAGCGGCTCAAGATGCTCAAGCACAGCAAGGCATTGACATCGAAGCAGAAATCATGGCGGCACTAGCCCAAGAGATTACTGCTGAGATCGACCAAGAAGTATTAGCTTCTTTACGTGCATTAGCTGGATCAACTAACAACCAAAACTACGATCAGACTGCTGTTAGCGGTACTGCAACATTCGTTGGTGACGAACATGCGGCTTTAGCTGTAATGATCAACCGTGTTGCTAACGTTATTGCTCAGCGTACACGTCGTGGTGCTGGTAACTACGCAGTGGTATCTCCACAAGCGTTAACTGTACTTCAGAGTGCAACTACTTCAGCGTTCGCAAGAACAACTGAAGGTTCATTCGAAGCACCAACAAACACTAAAATGGTTGGAACATTAAATTCAGCTATGAAAGTTTATGTTGATAGTTACGCGGCAGATGACACAGCGGTACTAGTTGGTTACAAAGGTTCTTCTGAATCAGACGCACCAGCGTTTTACTGCCCATACATTCCATTAATGAGCAGTGGCGTAGTGTTAGATCCAGATAGCTTTGAGCCAGTAGTTAGCTTTATGACTAGATACGGATATGTTGAGTTGTCAAACACAGCATCGTCTCTAGGTAATGCGGCAGACTACTTAGGTACAGTTAGCTTTACATCTACACCTACTTTCTCTTAAGACATAGTCTTAACGGAATAAGATTAAAGGGCGGCATTTATTTGTCGCCCTTTTTTTATGACCTTTTAATGATTATCTGCATGACTTTTACTTTGTAATATGTTTAAATAATAGTGTGCAAGTTGCACATATTATTAGGAGATTATTATGAAATGGACTAAACCTCAAGCAACAGAAATGCGTTTTGGATTTGAAGTGACGATGTATGTAATGAACAAGTAATACTTGTTTATACATTGAAACATAAAAAGCATTCTCCGGAGTGCTTTTTTATGACTAAAATTCCATTTTATATATTTTGGTAAACAAAGTGATTGCTCTTTGTTAATAACAATGTTATATTAATTACATAGCAACAAAAGAGTAATTAGCTTTTGTTTGTAGTGCAAGGAAGAGGCCTTTACCAGAAGGGTCGAACTTGACTGTCCAGGGGTGGTACCCAGGCTTGGTAGTAGAAATACGCTGAGTCACATCGCACTAACCCGCGGGGATAGGTTGTACGGTTTAGGAATGGTATTCCGGTCCGTACTTGGAGGTGTACCCAAGTCCTCCCTATTTTGCTATACTTAAATTTAGACTCGCAAAAAGACCTATTATAAGCACCTTTTTCGTCGACCAGCTAAATACATATAACAACTAAACAAAACCAAACTGCTTTATGCAGTTTTTTTTGTGACTAAATACAATTGAGACAAGACAGTAATAAGAACAAGACGCAGTAGAATTAACAAACCTCCCGCCCTAATATTAGATACAAACTTCCTCAAACATAAACATGAACAAGGAAAAACATGAGTAATCAAGGAAAAGTAAAATGGTTCAATGCCACTAAAGGTTTTGGATTTATCGCTACCGAAGACAAAGATATCTTCGTACACATTTCAGCAGTAGAAGCCGCAGGCTTACACTCGTTGAATGAAGGCGATACTGTAGAGTTTGAAACACAGGATGGTCCAAAAGGCCCTTCTGCTATAAACTTATCAGTCAAGTAGTAGAACTACAACTATAGGCCCTCTGTTCGCATTGGGCCTATTTTTTTGACTAAATTTTTCTTATATACCCATAAAAATTACCTGGTTGTTATTATCT